CCGCCGCTTTCAATGACGAGAAGATGCACTACTGCGTCAACGGCGCCCTGAATGCTACCGGCGACGACTACAACGGCTACAAGCTGGCCGCCCGCATTGGCGGCATGATTGCTTCCGTTGCCTCCAACGTGTCCCTTACCCACACCGTTGTGAAGGGTTTTGTTGATCTGGACGAAGGCCTGACCAACAGCCAGATCGAGAAGGCATTGAAGCGCGGCTGCATCGTGCTGACCAAGAACGCTTCCGGCCAGGTGCAGATCGAGCAGGGCATCAACACCCTGGTGAGCCCTGACGGCAACATGGATGCGGGCTGGAAGAAGATCCGCCGCACCAAGGAACGCTTCGAGCTTATGCAGCGCATCGACGACAGCCTGGACCCCATTGTGGGCAAGCTGGACAACGACAGCGACGGCCGCGCCACCGTTATTGCCATGGGCAAGGCAATCATTGCCGCCATGGTGGGCGAAAAGAAGCTGACTTCCGGCGATATGTACGAGGACGAGAGCAACCCGCCGCAGGGCGATTCCGCATGGTTCATCCTTGACATTGTGGACAAGGACAGCTTGGAGCACGTCTATCTGGCGTACAAGTATCGCTTTGCTACCGAAGTAAGCGAATAAAGGAGGGAATAAGCTATGCATAATCAGTCCGGCCCGGCCGACAGCCGCAAGGTTTTGAGCGGCAAGGACGCTGTGCTTTTCAATGGCGAAGGCGTTATGCTTGCCACCATTGAGAACTTCCAGGTCCAGGTGAATGTTTCCAACTCTGATTACCAGCCTCTGGGCGACGCACAGGCACACGCCACCATGACCGGCTACAAGGTATCGCTGAACTTCTCGCAGATCGTGATTGAGGACGACGCCCTGATCACGGATATGTTCGAGATGATGCACAGCGGCCAGCAGCCTAACTGGGTATTCCAGGGCGTTACTTACGGCCGCAACGGCAGTGAGCAGCGCATGAACTACCGCGGCTGTGTGCCTGACGGCAACATTGACCTCCAGGGCGCATCCGTGGGCGATGTTATTAAGCGCGCATGGAACATGGTGGTCAACGACCCGCCCGAGCTCCAGAAGCTCCTGTCCGCATAAGAGAGGCCGCAAAACGAAGAACGGATACAAGGGGAGGCGCCTTGCGAGGGCGCCCCCCCTATTTTGTTTTATTCGCATGAACGAACAAAGCCATCATGGAGGACAAAAATATGAGCATCAAAGCTACTGTAAACCCTGCTGCCGATACCGCCGAGATCACCAAAGAGGAGCTGATCGCGGACGCCCGCGAGCATGAAACTTCTCTGCTGGACGGCCTTCTGACTGCTGCCGGTTTCAAGACCGCAGAGGACTGCATTAAAAAAGTGGTTATTTCCCGCGGCGGCAAGGATCTGTTCAGCTTCCACATCCACCCGCTGAGCGAGGAAGATTACAACGCCTGCCGCAAGAAGTTTACCAAGTACGTTAAGAGCAAGGTACAGGGCGGCATCCGCGTGCCGGAGGAAGTGCACGCGGTGAACTACCGCGCCGCGCTGATTTACGCGGCAACCATCCCGGAGGACCAGGAAAATGTATGGGACAACAAGGCCCTGTGGAAAAAACTTGACCTTGCGACCGGTTACGAGGCCGTGAACGCCCTGCTGATGGCAGGCGAGAAGGAAGCGGTGCTTTCGCTTATCGACCAGATCAGCGGCTACGAGCTTTCCGAGGAGGACGTGGCAAAAAACTAATCCTCGCCGGAGGGCGCGCAACGCTTTTGCACCAGATCTTCCAGCGCACCGGCGTAATGCCGGGCAAGGTCTGGAACGCCCCGCATGGTGAAAGAGCGTTTTGTTTGGCCTCCATGATGGTGCAGCTCGAACAAGAGCAGAAGGCCGGAGAGGAGGGAACAAATGGCCTCTGAAACTTTTAGAATTGCCATTGACGCAACCGTCAACGACAAAACCGGCCCCGGCGTGCAGTCCGCCCAGAAGCGCCTTTCTGGGTTCGACAAGAGCATCGAGCACACCAAAGACCAGTTGGACCGGCTGACAAGTACGGGCTTCCACATTGATCTGGACGCCGTAGACCGGGCGACCGCTACGATCCAGAACGTGGAAACGAGGGCCCGGAGCTTTGCCGGGAAGGCCTGGAACTTTACGGTTGGTATCATTGACAAGGCAACGGCGCCCTTGCAGGGCATTATAAACCTTGTGAGGAACCCCGTCTTGCAGGCTGGTGCCATTTTCGGCGTTTCTGTGAGCCTGGCCGACACGGTGGGTACATACGGAGCCTTTGAGGAATCCATGTCGAACGTGAAGGCCATTTCCGGCGCCACCGGCGAGGAGTTCGAGAAACTCACCGCCAAAGCGAAAGAGGAAGGCGCAACCACGAAATTCACTGCCAAGGATTCGGCGGACGCCTTCGGCTATATGGCTATGGCGGGCTGGAAAACCGAAGATATGCTGAACGGCATTGACGGCATTATGAGCCTGGCCGCAGCCTCAAACGAAGACCTGGCGACCACTTCCGACATTGTGACCGATGCTTTGACGGCCTTCGGGCTGCAAGCATCCGATTCCGGGCACTTCGCCGACGTTCTGGCGCAGGCCAGCGCGAACGCGAACACTAACGTTGGTATGATGGGCGAATCCTTCAAGTACGTTGCCCCTGTGGCGGGTGCATTGAAGTACTCCGTGGAAGACGTTTCCCTGGCCCTGGGCCTTATGGCAAACGCCAGCGTTAAAGGCTCCATGGCAGGCACCAGCCTAAAAACCTCCCTTGCGAACCTGGCGGCCCCCACCGACAAGATGCAGGGAGCCATGGACCGGTACGGCATCAGCCTGACCAAGCGCAACGGCGAAATGAAGACCCTGCACGAGGTTTTGGACAACTTGCGCAGCAGCCTGGGCGGCCTTTCCGAGACCGAACAGACCGCGGCCGCAAGCACCATTTTCGGCAAGGAAGCCATGGCCGGTATGCTGGCGATCATCAACGCATCCGCTGATGATTACAACAAGCTGACCGCGGCTGTGAACAACGCCGACGGCGCCTCCCAGCAGATGGCGGACACGATGCTGGACAACATGAACGGCAGCTTTACGCTGCTGCAATCGGCGGTTGACGGCGCAAAAATCGCACTGGGTGAACGCCTGTCCCCGTACCTTCGGGAGTTTGCAACCTGGATCACCGGCAAAATGCCGCTTGTTGAGGACGCTATCGGCGACGTAATGGACCGCGTAGACGCGAAAATCGAAAATCTGCACCACACCATTGCGGAGTTTACCGCCAGCGACGAGTGGGCAAACGCCGACATTTGGGGCAAGCTGGGCATTGCCTGGGACAAGATCGTGGCGGAGCCGTTCGACGAGTGGTGGAACGGCAGCGGCCGTCAGTTCTTCGCCGACAGGGCCGCAGGCCTGGGCCGCGGCCTGGGCAGCGGCATTACCGCCGGATTTCTGGCTCTGCTTGGCATTGACCCTGCCGGAGCCATTGACGACGGCGCAGCTATTGGCGCAAACTTTGTTTCCGGCTTTATGGACGGCCTGGACTTCGACGGAATCCTGGACGGCTTAAAGACCTGGGCAGAGAGCCACAAGGCCCAGGTGGCGGCTATTGGCGCCGTTCTCGGCTTCAAGCTGGTAACGGGCGCAGCAAGCGCCTATTCTAAACTCCGCAGCCTTACCGCGGCGCTTGGCCTTGGAGGCGGCACAGGCACCGGCGCGGGCTCTTCTGGTATGCCTTCCATGGGCGGTTCTTTCAAGACTTCCGCAGCCGTTATGAACGTAACGGCCCAGATGGTGGTTTTGAAGTCTGGCAACTTTGGCGCCGAGGCAGGCTCCAAGGCTCGCCAGGCGGCAGAAGCGGCCTTTTCTGGTGGCACTGGCAGCCCTTCGCTGCCGAGCGGCGGCGCGCTGATCCCGAGCGCGGGCGCCCCGGCGACGGCCGGAGCCCTGCCCGGCGCTACAAGGCTTCTCGGCGATGGCAAGGCGACCTTTGAGGGGACGGCCGTCGAGATTGACCCGGCGGCACTGCCCGCAAAGGGTCTGACTTCCGCAAATAGCTGGCTGGGCAAACTTCTGCAAAAGGGCTCTACCCAGGCTACTATGAGCGCGGACGGCACCCTCACTTCTGTTACCGGTGGCGTTGGCGGCACCCTGGGCACCGTTGGCACGGCCCTGGGGAGCCATGCGACCACGGCAGCAGGCACAGCCGCAGCGGGCGGCGCAAGCATTCTGGGCGGCATTCTGGGCCTTCTGGGCATCGGTGCAGGCGTGAGAAACCTGTACCGCGGCACCCAGACCACCGGCAAGGACGCGCAGAACGAGTATTCCAAGGGCGGAACCAAGATCGGCATGGTTGGCGCAGGCGCAGCGGCAGGCGCAGCCGTGGGCACTGTGGTGCCTGTTGTTGGAACCGGCGTCGGCGCTCTTGTGGGTGCCGGTATCGGTGGCCTTGGCGCCCTGGGCTTTGGCGATAAAATCGGCCAGGCGCTTTCTGACGCTCTGGACGAAGGCGGAACCCTGGACAACCTGAAACAGACGGTCGGAACCTTCTTCACATCGACGTTGCCGGAGCACTGGACGAGCTTCTGGGACGGCGTGGGCACCACGTTTTCCGAAACAATTCCCTATGCAATCGGCTACGCCCTGGGCAAAACGAAGGTTTTCTTTACCAACACGCTGCCCGAGCACTGGACCGCCTTCTGGGATGGTGTGGGGGAGTTCTGGACCGAGGACGTCCCCGCGTGGGTGGAGAACACCGGCGAAAAGGCCGCAGCGTTCTTCACCGAAACGCTTCCGACCAAGTGGACGGACTTCTGGACCGGCGTCGGCGACTTCTGGACAAAGGAAGTCCCGGCCTGGGTTGAAAGCAGCGCGACGAGCGCGGCGAACTTCTTCACCGTAACGCTTCCGGCGAAATGGACCGGCTTCTGGTCTGGCGTAGGGGATAAGATCAGCGGATTTTTCACCAACGCCAGAAACGCTTTTAGTTCTGGCTTCTCTGCCGGATCGTTTACGACGGGCGGAGGTACGAGCGGCGGCGGTGGCGGACGCGCTACCCCGCACGCAACCGGCGGTATTATGACCCGCCCCCACGTCGGCCTTGTAGCGGAGGACGGCCCGGAGGCAATTATCCCGCTTGGCAGCAAGCGCCGTGGCCGCGGCATTGAGCTCTTGCACAGAGCTGCGGCAGCCCTTGGCGTGTCCGTCCCTTCTGGCGAGCGCTACGACGTGCCGCAGACCCCGAGCAACACCGTGGACGCCCCGACACCGAAAACGCCCAGCAGCCCCGCTTCCGGCGGGCTGGTGAGCCTTGACGTGCCGCAGGCGGCGAATGCCCCGAGTTCCGGGAGCTACACCCCGGAGAGCGGCGGCAGCACGGTGCAGACCGCGGGAAAGACCGCCTTCGACACCACGGCAGCCGCGCCGGTCCTTTTCAGCAATCGGCCGGTGAAGGCTTACGCGGAAGGCGGCCTGGTCGGCAGCCTGGCGCAGAGCGTGGAGCGCGCCCCGGAGGTTGACCCGTTTGCCGTTGGCAACGAGCAGCGCACCCCGGCGGCCCCTTCTGGCGAGCGCTACGACGTGCCGCAGACCCCGAGCAACACCGTGGACGTCCCGACACCGAAAACGCCCAGCAGCCCCGCTTCCGGCGGGCTGGTGAGCCTTGACGGCCGCGAGGACGACGAGGCCCCAGAGGACGTCCCCGCATTCTCGCCGGTCGTGTATCCCGCACCGGCGCCGCAGGCCCCGGCAGGGGCAGCAGCGCAGCCCGTATCTATTCCGGTAGAAATCGGGCTGAACCCGCAATTTGTGATCCAGGGCACCGCAGGCATGAGCCCGGACGAGATTATCGCAACCGTGAAATCCCGCATCCGCGAAATGGTGGACGACATAAGCGACGAGCTGGCCGAACGCTTGGCTCGCGTGTTTGCGAATATGCCCGCATAAGGAAAGGAGGGCAAAATGCTACCTGAGATTGTGTATATTACCCAACTCGACACGGGAACCAGGATTGCGCTCCCCCTTACGCCCGAAAAAGTTTCCGACAAGAGAGAAGGCAACTTCATCTCCTACAACATTTTGAACGTTGGCGAGGTGAAAATCCCGAACGGCGAAAAGCTGGCGCAATTTTCCTGGGACGGTATCCTCCCCGGCGTTTCTATGCTGGGCATGGGTATTGTTTCGCTTTTCGACTGGAAGCCGCCCCGCGTGATGATCGACATACTTGACGGGTGGAAGAAAAACCGGAAGAAGCTTCGGCTTCTCGTGACCGGCACGGCCATAAACCACGACGTTTATATCCAGAACTTTACCGTTACCCACGAATACCTCGACCGGGCGGAATACAGCATTTCCTTTGTGCAAGCGAAGGACATTCTGATTAAAACCACGGACGAGGCGGACGGGAAAACGGACGGCGGGAGCCTGGACGAGCGCCCGGCGAGTGCAGCGGCCGCAGCATCCACCCAGGCGACCGGCAAAACCTACACCGTGAAGCCTGGGGATACGCTGTGGTCCATTTCTAAGAAGTACCTCGGCAATGGCTCGCGCTATTCGGAGATCTACAACTCCAACAAGGCCGTAATCGGGAGCAATCCGGGCCTGATTAAGCCGGGCCAGGTTTTGACCATCCCGGGGTGAGGAGGGCCGCATGATCGACGTTTCCAAAGTGGCATACAACGTTTATGCAGTCCTTCAAGACGGCACCCGGCTGAACGTTACCCCGGCGGTGACGGATCTAGGCTGGGAGGAAGGGGAGGGCGAGTTAAGCGCCCGGTTTTCGTTCACGACTGCCAACGTGGACTATAACGGGAACCCGCTTTCCTCGACCATAAAGCCAAACACGGCTATTGTGGTAACAGCCTCGGCCGGAGGAGATGAAAAGGAAGTTGCAAACGGGAAGGTAATCGAGTGGTACCCGCAGGACAGCGCCACCGCGAAGGGCTTTTCCGTGGTGTGCTACGACGACCTTTATAACCTTCAAAAAAGCCAGGACGACCGCTATATCAAGGCCGGAACTGGCACAAAATCCGCCCTGAACGCCATCTTTTCCGACTGGGGAATCCCAGCCGGGGAGTACAAAGGGCCGGATAAACCCCACGCAAAAACGCTTTTCAAAGCGGAATACCTGGGGGACATTACAACGGAGCTTCTGGACGATGCCGAAAAGCACGGCGCGGACAACTACGTTATAAGAATGACCGGCGGCAAGGTGGACGTTTTGCCCATCAATGCCAACGAAACCGTTTACCACTTTGACGAGGACGACAACCTGACAACGAGCGGCGACAAGATCAGCACGGCCGACCTTGTTACCCGTGTTAAGGTGATAGGCCTCGAAAAAAAGACCAAGAAGCGGTCTGTGGAAGCGACCCTGGACGGAAAAACGGAGTATGGCATCCGGCAGCGGATCTATACCCGTAGTTCGGACGACACGGCCGCACAGGCCAAGTCTGCCGCACAGAAGACCCTTGACGAAAAAGGGGAGCCGACACGAAAAACCACCCTGAAAGGTGCGGATCTTCCGTTTATCCGCAAGGGCGACAAAATCCGGGTTGCGGCCAGGACGGTGAACGGCTTTTGCACCGTGCTGGGAGTGCAGCACGATGCAGCAAACCGCACTATGACCATGACTGTTAAAGTTTTGGGCGAAGATTCGGCGGAGAGCAAGAAAGGCTCCGACGAGTACAAGGTGGGCGACGTTGTGAACTTTGCCGGTGGCTGCCATTACAAGACTGCAACCGACACGCAGGCCGCAAGCACAAGCCTTTCGCCGGGCAAGGCAAAAATAACCATCATTAAGAAGGGCGCTAAACACCCGTACCACCTGATCTATCAGAACTGGGCCGAAACGCACGTTTACGGCTGGGTGGATGAAGGCACCTTTTCAAAGTAATGGAAGGAGGAAACCGTGAACCCGAGTTCTGGCAACAAGGGCGTGAATGGGCTGGCCCAGGCATTCGTTGGAGAAATTGACCGGCGGCGTTCAAAAGATTCCGCATTGGTGCTTGACTTTGGCGAGATCCAGGACGATTACAGCCTCAAAACCAACACTTTTTCTATTCCGATTCCGGTAGAGGATTACCACGTCTGCCGCCAACTGACCCTCGGCAAAACCGGGGACATCCTGGCAAAAACCCAGGCCATCGGTAAGCCCGGCAGCGGTGAGCATGACCACAAAACCTTTGCGCTGAATAGCGTTCATGGCCCTGTTACTGGAACCATCGGCACCCCTGCTTCCGGCCAGCCTGACCCTCCAGACCCGCCGAAGAACAGCGCGGGCGGCGGAGGGCCGGAAGGTGCCCACCAGCACCACGTCCTGATCCCGGAGAAAATGCGCCGCCTGAAACCCGGGGACCGGGTTCTGGTGGCCTGGGTGCAGTCGGAGGCCGTTGTGGTGGATATTATCTGCCCGGCGGAGGATCTAAAAAAATAACAAGACGAAAGGAAGGGCTTTCCTATGGCTGAAAAGCAGCTTTACCCGGTTTTTGAAGTCCCGGACTTCGTCGCAAAGAAGAACGAGGAGAACCGGAAGCAGCAGTATAAACCTTCTGTTTATTTCGACTATGCGACCGGCGATTTTCGCCTTGACGGCGCCGGGCGCATGGCGGGAGCCAGCGGCCGCGAAGCCTATATGCAATGGTGCATAAAAACCGTTATGACGGAGCGGGACGCCTTTCTGGCGTATTCGACCAAGTACGGCGCAGAGCTCGAAACTTCGCTTGCACAAAGCGACCGCGCCAGCGTGGAAGCCAGCCTGGAAAGGACCATCACGGAAGCGATCATGGCGAATCCCAAAACGGAGTATTGCCGCGATTTCACGTTTACATGGCCCGAGCCAGACAGTTGCGATTGCGAATTTGTTGTGAAGGGCCGCGGCTACGACGAAATCCAAACCGTCAGTCTGAATTTTTCAAAGTAAGGAGGTGAGAACATGGCCACAATTCCGGCATTTTCCGCGCCTGATTGGCTGAAAACCGAAACGGCGGAGCAAATCCAGGCGCGCATGATGGAAAGCCTCCCGCCTGACATTGACGACACCGAAGGCGGCTTCCCGTGGGATTTTACCTATCCCACGGCACTCGAAAAGGACGAACTGCTGAACTTCCACCTTGTGGAAACCTTAAAGTTGATGTTTCCGGCGTGGTCCTATGGGGCCTACCTTGACGGACACGCCAGGGCCGACGGCCTTTCCCGCCGCCCGGCAAACCCCGCAGCCGGTATTGTTACGTTTACCGGCACGCCCGGCACGCAGATCCCGGAGGGCACCGTGGTCTGTGTGCCTTCTTCCGGCGGAGTGCCTGCCATTGAGTACGCTACGGATTCCGTGGCCTACATTGGAGAGGCTACCGGAGGGGAGGACGGCACGGTTGACGTTGCTATTACAGCAGTCGAACCGGGCCCCACCGGCAACGTTTGCGCGGGTGCCATCACGATTATGATGGACCCGATTGCAGGCGTTACCCTTGTGACCAACGCTGACAAGATCACCGGCGGCGCAGAGGAGGAAGACGACGAATCCCTCCGCCTGCGCATTGCGGAGTATGACGAGACTTCGGGCGAATCCTTTGTTGGCTGCGACGCGGACTATATCCGCTGGGCCAAAGAAGTTTCTGGCGTTGGCACGGTTCTGGTTGATGCCCAGTATGAAAAGACGCATCCCAACTGGGTGCGCCTTATTATCCTGGATTCTTCCGGCGAGCCAGCCAACGGCTCTATTATTCAAAACGTGTACGACCACATCATGAGGGACGACAACCGGATCGAGCGGAAGGCGCCCGTTGGCGCAATTCTCCTGGTGCAGGCCCCCGAGGGCGAGGTGGTGAATATCTCCGTTGAGGGCTTGCAGTTGGACGGCACCAAGACCGCCGCAGAGGTGGAAGAAATCTTCCGTACCGCGCTGATTGAGTATTACATCACCGCCAAGGCCGACAGCCTGGTGAAGTATAACGAGATCCACGCGGCCCTGACCCGCACCGAGGGCGTGAAGAACTTTTCCAAGATCCTTGTGAACGGCGACGTGAAGGATATTCCGCTGGACCCGGCGGACTACCCATGCACCGGTGAGATTCACGGCATCAAGGATACGGAGGCGACCAGCGAATGAGCACCCGGAAGAACTTCGACCTTGAAAGATTCCCTGAAAACCGCGTTTCCCAGCGCATGATTTCCCGCGTATCCCCCATCTATGAGCGCTCCTATGTGGCGAAATGGCTCTATGAAGTCATGGGCAGAGAGGTGGACGACGCGGAGATCCGGTTCTCGGAGCTGCGGGAACAGGCAAACCCGGAGACGGCCACCTGGGCCCTGCGCTACTGGGAGCAGCGCTATGGTATCGAGACGAACGAAAACCGCAGCCTGGCAGCCCGCCGGGCAGACATAATCGCCCGCCGCGGCGCCCGCGCGCCCATGAACCCGGCCCGCGTGGAAGCGATTCTGTCCGCCATGACCGGCCGGGCCGTGCACGTTGAAGAAAACGTGGCGCCCTATACGATCCGCGTTGATATTGAGGCGGGCGGCGAACCGCTGGACTATTCGGCCGTGGTGGACCGCTTGAAGCGCATCAAGCCGTCGCACATTGCCTTTCAGTTATTTGTGACGGCGGATGCAACCATCAAGGTGAGCCCACGCAGCAGGCAGAAAGTTTTCGAGTACAAGTTGACCGGCGAGCACCCCGACGTGAACAACATTGGAGTGCAGCACCCGGTTACTGTACGCATTTCCCCTGGCAGCATCGGCCAGGCGTATGCCTACCCGCTGACCGGTGAGCACATGACCGGCACCGTGCCGGACGAAAGCTATCTGGCCTATGTGGAGGGCGTACCGGTGAAGATCGTACCGACTGCCCAGGGCGCCGCTTATGCGTACCCGCTGACGGGCGAACACCTGGCAGGCCAACTTCCCGAGGAAAGTTTTATCGCCGCACAGGGCCACGTTTCTGCCGTTCTGGCAGGCACCGGTGACGGCGGCGCCTTCCCGTACACGCTTGCCGGTGAAGAACCGGGCCTGAATAACGAGAGCGCGACCGCAAAAACCGCCCTGAGCCTTTCGCCCGGCGGCCGTGGCGCAGCTTTCGCGTATTCTATGACGGGAGAGCGGGAGGCGGGCACCACTCCGGATCTAAACAGTGTGGGAGCTCAGCAGGGGACGACCGTTGAAAACGGCGTTTCCGGCCGGGTTTTCTCTTTTGACTTCCCCCTCTGTGGGGACGATTCAGACTAAAGAAGGAGGCGAAAAGCTATGGCATTGCTTACCGCAGCGGCAATCGAGGATTACAAAGAGTTCACACAGCGGAATATTGCATATTCCCGTGTGAAAGTCGGCGGCACTTATTACAAGCTGGGCAAGCCTGAAATCCACGTCCTGAGCGACGGCCGGATCGCTGCCGACATTGTGGTGGACCACACGATCCCCGGCACCATTACGGCGACCGAATTTCAGCTTTTCAACACGAAGGACCAGCTTTTTTGCGCGAAGCCGGACAGCATCACCCGTAAGGATACCACCGAGGGTATTTTCTACCGCTTCACGTTCAAGATTGAGGAAGGTTAAGGAGGCGAGAGCTTATGTATAATTCGACCGACTGGAAGGACCACATCACGGAGCATCCCCACCGGCGCAAGATCACCGAAAACGGCGACGGCACCAGCGAGGTTGTGAAGGACCAGGGCGAGGTCCTCCAGCAGGGCACACCCCAGAGCGCAACCAACTTCAACAACATGGAAAACGGCATCCAGGACGCATACCTGGCGGCATCTATCCTGTTGTTCGGCAACCTTCACCAGCAGCGTGGGAACGACGCCCACGCGGCCATGGTGGACGGTGAGATCCTGGGCGAAACCCAGACCGTTACCCTGAAAAACACCGCAAAATTCCCCTTCAACAGCACCCGCGACAACCCTGTGACGGTTGCTTTGAAGCAGACCCGCAAGAACCTGTTCTATACCGTTGAGGCGGAGCAGACCGGCGCCACCGGCGAGGTGGGCAGCATCGAAATCAGCGCCAAGGCCCTGAACGGCTTTAAGATCGCATTCACCGGCAGCGCAAAAAGCGTTACCTTGCAGATCCGTGTTAAAGGAGGTATGACCTAATGGCTACTTATAATAAGATCCAGGTTGAGGACAAGAACGAGGGCGAGAAGATCGCCTGGGCGCAGAGCAAAACCAAAATCATTTTTGGCGACGATGACCTGGCAATTCGCTGCGACACCCGCCAGCGCGACATCCCCGTGACGGTTGACGTGTGCATGGACGACCAGAACAACCTGACCATCGGCACCGGCACCGGCCGCTATTATGTGGCCCAGGTGGAGATCCCGGCCCAGGTTTTCGTGGAGGTCGAGGACAGCGCAGAGGAGGCCCAGGAAGCCGCAGAACAGGCCGAGGGCGCGGAGGGTCAGAGCCCCGCAAACGCCAAGAGAACCCACACCGAGGCCGTCCCGCTTGACATGGCGGACGTTAAGCTGATCCTGTGGTCCCTGGACGACTTGCAGCCCGCAGAAGACTAAAAGGAGGATACAACAATGAGCAATTTTGCACTTACGAGCCTGGCACTTTCTTCTGTTTGCCCCACCAACAAGGTTATCGTGGACGACAAGGGCGACCCCTCTGTGATGGTTGAGCGCCCGGCGCAGATGCTTAACGCACTGCTGACCAACGGCGACAGCACCGCGCACCCGGCCTTCCTGGTAAACGGCGTGCAGCGCAAGAAGCTGGCCTTTGGCAAGTTCCAGAGCATCGTACACAACAGCCGCGCCTATTCGCTGCCCAACGAGGACCCGGCGGCAAACATTACCCTGGACGAGATCGAGCAGTACAGCAAGAACAAGGGCAACGGCTTCCACTGCATCACCTATATGGAGTGGGGTTTCCTGGCGCTGCTGGCAAAGAAGAACGGCACCATGCCCAAGGGCAACAACAACTACGGCAAGGATTCTTCCGAAACTGCCATCGTGGCAATTCCGACGTATATTGACAGCAGCAACGGCAGCACTTGCCGCGTTGCCACCGGCACCGGCCCTGTGACGTGGAGCGACACCGGCGCCATGGATGGCGTGTGGGATCTGAACGGCAACGTTTGGGAATGGATCCGCGGCGTCCGTCTGGTGTGCGGCGAACTCCAGGTGATCCCCTACAACAACGCGGCAGACGCCAGCGTGAACACCGGCGCCAGCTCCAACGAGTGGCGCGCCCTGAACGCTTCCGCCACCAGTTACAACGACCTGTTTGTGGTACCCGATGGTAAGGGCACTACCGCTGGCACTGTAAAGCTGGACTGGGTATCTGGTCACTGGCAGTGGGGCACCAGCATTGCCGACGCTTCCGACACGAGCCGGAACGCCAGCTTTGCAAAGACCACCGCAAGCGGTTTGAGCGCTACGGCAAAGTTGTACCTCCAGGCAATGGCTTTCTTGCCGGAGGACGGGGCCTCTGATGCCGATTATGGCAACGATGTGTTCTGGGCCAACAACGCGGCCGCGGAGCGGTGCGCGTTTCGTGGTGGGCACTGGAGCGTTGGCGCGAGCTACGGCGTTTTCGCCCTGGTTCTGAGTAGTCCGCGCTCGGATCGCTGGACGGGCCTCGGCGGGCGTCTCGCTTGCGACGAGGAAACTGAAAACTGATCCCTGGTAAACTGAAGGGCCCTGCGGGAGCAGGGCCCCGATTTTTTATATTTTGGAGGTTAAAAAGTGGCTGGATATACTCGCAATCCAACGCCGCAAAATTATGGTGGCAGCTACACGCCGAAGGAACCGAA